CGTTTAGTGTTGCCGTTTGTTGATTATAATATGCATCATGATAATCATGATGTCAAGAAAAAAATGAGGCAGGGAAAATAATTTTTTAGGTCCGCAATGACTTTTGGCGACAAAAAAGGAGATGCATCATGGGGTATAGAGACGAAATGCACGAGACACCGGCCGAGGAAGCGGTGCGCAATCTTAGGGAGCAATGCGTTAAAAAACTGAAGGTTGTGTGGGGCAACTGGCATCATGATTTTGACGTTACAAGCCAGCCAGCGAACGCACACGGAGTAATGGTAGTGCATGTGACCGATGAATCAATGAATGAATTATTGGAAGCCGATCATTGGCCGGCGCCGTGCAAGCAATGTGGTAACGAGGTCCGAGGCCAAGGCGGGTACTTGTCTTGCGAATGCCCTGACAAATAGGTCCGCAATGACCAGGAAAGCAAAACCATGACCACCAACGCCATGCAACCAGCGCCATCCCCTGCCCTGCCCATCGATCCCAAGTGGATTGCGGCCATTGGTGGGCCTGCGGCGCTGGCGGAGGGGTATGCGCTGCCGATTCGGCGGGAGGCGGGGCGCTGGGTGCTGCCGGTGCGCTGGTCGCGGGCCGAGCGGCGGGCGATGCGTAAAAAGCGCCAGGTGCCGGTGTCCGAGTGGGCCGAGCGCTGCCGGGTGCTGCCGTCGACGGCGCGGCATGGGGGGCCCTGGCGCAATTCGTCGGTGGCGTATCTGGCGGGGATTATGGATGCGTCGTTTTTTCCGTCGGTGGAAGAGATCATCGTGTGCGCGGCGCCGCAAACGGGCAAGACGGAGGCGGTTTATACGTGCCTGGGGTATGCCTCGGACATGCGGCCGGGCAATGCGATGATCGTCTTTCCGGATGAGCAGACGGCCAAGGACAACGCCAAGGACCGCCTGGCGCCGATGTTTTCCGATTCGTCGGCGCTGCGCGAGCATCTGACGGGGTACACGGACGACCTAGGGGCGATCAAGATCAAGCTGCGGCACATGATCATGTACCTGGCCTGGAGCAATTCGCCTTCTCGGCTGGCCAACCGGCCGGCGATGTACGGATATGCCGACGAAGAAGACAAGTATCCGACCACGGCGAGCAAAAAAGAGGCCTCTCCCGTGGATCTGCTAAAAAAGCGCATGCGCACGTTCGTGGGCGTTCGCAAGCTGTGGCGTACCAGCTCGCCGACCATCGAGACCGGGCCGATCTGGACGGCGCTGACCAAAGAGGCCCAGGTGGTGTTTGACTTCCATGCCCGGTGCCCGGAGTGCGGCCGCTATCAGGTGTTGGCGTTCGGCGATGGGGATTCGCGGCACGGGATCAAGTGGACGGCCGGCGTGCGCGATCCGCTGGTGATCGAGGGATCGCATGACGCCTGGTATCAGTGCGCCCATTGCGATGCCAAGTGGGACGATGCGGTCAGGGATCGGGCGGTGCGCGATGGCCAGTGGCGCACGCGGCCGGCCAAGGGATCGACGGCGCCGAGCGTGGAGTTGTCGGCGGCGCTGCGCTCCCGGAAGCCGCTGCGCATCGGGTTTCATCTGCCGGCCTGGCTGTCGCCGTTCGTGCCGTTGTGGGAGTGCGCGGCAGCATTTTTGAAAACCCTGGGCGATAAAAACAAGCTGAAGGATTTTTTAAACGGGTTTTCGGCTCTGCCCTGGAAGCACATCGAGGCGGCCCGCAAGGAGGATGTGGTTTTAAAGCTGGCCGACGACCGGCCGGCGGGCATCGTGCCAGGGGGCGGCAAGGTGGCGGCGGTGGTGGCCGGGGTGGATACCCAGGACAACGGGTTCTGGTACGAGATCCGGGCCTTCGGGTATGGGCTTTATCCGGATTCGTGGTGTGTGAGGCATGGCTTCGTGCAGGGGTTCGATAACCTTGAGCGGATATTGCTCAACGATCAGTATCTGGACACCGAGGGCAACGCCTACCATGTGGCCCTGGTCTGCCAGGATGCCATGGGGCACAAGACCAAGGAGGTGTATGATTTTTGCCGCAAGCATCGCGGCCGGGTGCTTCCGACCAAGGGATTCGAGCGCCGGGCGCAGCCGTTCATGTTCGGCAATATCGAGTACTACCCTGGGTCGAAAACGCCGATCCCGGGCGGGCTGCAGATCGTAAATTTTGACACGAACTACTTTAAAAACTCGGTGAGCACGTCCATGGCGGTGACGCCGGTAGACCCTGGGTGCTGGCGCTACAACTCAGAGTTGGATGCGGAGTATGCCCGCCAGCTTTGCGCGGAGGGTATCGATCCTAAAACGGGATTGTGGGCCAACCCGCACGAAAAGGCCAATCACGGCTGGGATTGCGCGGTGCTGTGTTTGCTGGCGGTTGAAGTTTTAGGGGTACGGTTTTGGGCGCTGCCGAATGCGCCGAAGAAAAAAGAGATGGTGGCCGATCAAGGTTTCGGCGGATGGGTCGGGGCTGGTGGCGGCTGGTTGAAATAGCAAAAGGAGAAAATAGCGATGGCTCATGTGAAGAACTTTCCGAGGGCGAATAACGATGGTCGGCAACCGGTTAAATTGAGTTGCCAGTTTCAGGAGCTTCCGCTGGTAGCATGCAAGGGGTGTGGCTGCACCGAGTTCACGGGCGCCATGCAGATCCGCAAGGCAAGCGCGTTGGTGAATTCGTCCGGCCGTGACAAGTACATTTCCGTGGACGTGAACGTGTGCGTCAAATGCGGCCAGGTGTTACCCGAAAGGCCTTGACGTCTAATACTAAAGCAGCGTGAGGGCGTGCATGGTGGCGGCGAAGAAGAGCACGGAACTGATGATAGGGGTCAAGTCTATTTGTGACGAGTTCGGCATTACAGACGAACAGTTCTATATGTTTTTGGGGATCGGGATGCCCGTGCGCAAGATCAATTCCAAGTGGTTCGGGCACCGGGCCAATATAAGCGATTTTTTCCGCAAGGTGACGACAGCGGGAGACCCCATCCAACTTGATGCCCGGCGAATCAGGGATATGACGGGTGGGGAAGGATAGGGATTTCGAGCCATGATTAGTGTCATCGTAATAGGAGCATGCGGGTCTGGCACGGCCGATATCGCCCACCACATCTGTCTGAGTGGTGGCACAATCATCGTAGATAATACCTGCAGCGATGCGACAAGCACCATAGCCCCTGCGCCACTCTTCCCATTGGAATACCAGAATGTTGGTTCGTTGGAGCAAATAGCCGTTGAACTAGACGCCATGTCAGGCTGGCGTGAAAAAATTTACAGAGCGCAATGGGTTTTGCGCGACAAGCCATACAAATATTCAATAAAAACAATTAAAAGAAACCAGCTAAAAATAGATAGGCGGCGCGTTCTCAGGTGTAACCGAAAAGGTATCGGTCTCAGGATGCGGATGGCCTCTTAGCGAAAGGGGATTTATGAAAGTTAAAGTGGGCGACAAAATTTATGATAGCGCGAAAGAGCCGATCATGGTGATCCTTACAACGCACGACAAGGAAAACATTCGAAAAATGCCCGTCGAAGCAACCAAGTATTGCATGTATCCCGATCATCATACGTTCGAAGAAATCTATAAATGGATGGATGAAGTTTAGGGCTCGTAACGACCTGGAAAGCAAAACACCATGTCAACCCCCTTTGAACACCTTTCCAACCACCGATAGACCCCCGATCGACCCCTGATCGTCATTTTCGCTAAAAACCCCATGCTATGGTGGCCATGAAAAGATGGACCACCATGGATGGGGTTTTTGTTTATGCCGCTTTTGTTGACCGCGAGTGAATATTCGGAGTTGCGGGCCGCCTACATCAAGCTGCTCAAGGGCGAGCGGGTGGTGTCTACGACGACCGCCGGCAAAACGATCGAGTATTACCGCACGGCGGCGGACATATCTACGATCGAGAAGCTGCTGGAGCAATACGAGGCGAGCGCCGCGGGCCGTGGCGGTACACTGATGAGGGTGTCTTTTAAAGATGCAACCTGACGAACAAGGCAAGGGCAACTGGCTGGACCGCATGATCGGTTATTTTGCGCCGGAGACCGCGGTGCGGCGGGCTGCGGCGCGTGAGTTGCTCGGCCAGTTCCGGGCGGCGGATGTTACGACGCTGCGGGCGGACTGGCTTTTTTCCGATGGTGCGGGGCAGACGCCGTCAGGATACGAGTTATCGGCCTTGCGTGAGCGGTCGCGGGATGCGGTGCGCAACGATGCGGTGGCCGCCGGGGTGATGGAGACTTACGGCACAAACGTGATCGGCACGGGGCTGCGGCCTCAGAGCCGGATGCGCGCCGATGTGCTGGGGATGGCGCCGGAAGCGGTCAAGGTGTTGCAGCGCCAGGCGGAAGCGGCCTGGGCGGTGTTTTCGAAGATGGCTTCGGCGGACAACCGCCTGACGATGGACGAATTGCAGTTTCTGGCGCTGTGCAAGGTGATCGAGGACGGTGAAGCGATCGCCATCCCCACCTGGGCCGATGAGCCGTGGCGGCCGTTCGGGCGCTGCGTGGAGCTGCTGGAGAGCGAGCGCCTGGTGCAGCCGCGGGACGGCGCGGGTAAAAAAGATATCCAGAACGGCATCCGCTTCGGCCGGCGCGGTCAGCCGTTGGCGTATTTCATCAAACAACCCGGGGCGACGATGGCCAGCAACGAGGTGCCGGCGTTTGACCGCCAGGGGCGCCCGATGGTGCTGCACATCTTTCCGACCAAACGGCCCGGCCAGCAGCGCGGCATTCCGGTGCTGGCACCGGTGCTGGTGAAGTTGCGCGATCTTTCCAAGTTCCAGGAAGCCACGCTGGTGACCGCCCGGGTGGCGGCCTGTCTGGCGGTATTCATTACCCAGCAAAATCAGTTCAGTAATTTTGGCACCGAGACCACGGACAGCAGCGGGACGGCTTTTTCGGAAATCAGCCCGGGCATGGTGGCGCGGCTGAAATCCGGCGAGGGCATCAATGTGGTGCAGCCCAACCAGCCAGGCGACAACTATGTGGGCTACGTGGAGAGCCTGCTGCGTCTGGTGGGCGTTGCGCTGGGCCTACCCTATGAGCTGATCCTAAAAGACTTTTCGAAGACGAACTATTCGTCGGCCCGGGCCGCCTTGCTCGAAGGCCGGCGCGTGTTCATCCGCTGGCGCAAGTGGATGGCGGATAAGTTCTGCCAGCCGATCTGGGAGCTGGTGCTTGAAGAGGCTTTTTTACGCGGCACGTTTGCGGCGCCGGATTTTTACCGCTTCAAGCACGAGTATTGCCGGGCGCTGTGGATCGGCGGGTCGTGGGGCTGGGTCGATCCGGTGAAAGAAGTCGAGGCGGCCCGCAAGGCCATCGACTACGGTTTGAGCAACCAGG